CGAATTAGAAGAAATTTCGAATGTAAAGTTTGATACTCTTTTGGAAATAGAAGAAACATATCCAAAAATAGTACAGCTTCATTTGGAAGGCACGGTGTCATTAGAGACTGTGTGCATAGTGAATAGACTAACAGGATTTATTGAGGAAGCCAATTCACGAATAAGTGAGACCATTTTATGGCCTGACTTATATAAGAAGATAACTAAATATCAATCATTTTTAAAGTTTGATGATTTAAAAATGAGAATGATTATATTAGATATTTTCAAATAAAGTATGTACTTTTAGCAAAAGTATGTTATAATATACAATGATACAAATTAATATAAATTTTTAAAGGAGATGTACAATGAGTTTTGCAGACTTAAAGGCTAAGGCTAATGACATGAGCGCATTAGTAGGTGCGGCCGGAACAAGCACCACAGAAAAGAAATCATATGGCGACGATCGTATGTGGAAACCCACGGTAGATAAAGCAGGCAACGGTTATGCCGTTATTCGTTTTCTGCCAGCTGTCGAAGGTGATGACTTACCTTGGGCAAAATACTGGGATCATTTCTTCCAAGGACCGACTGGACAATGGTATGTTGAGAAATCACTGACTACTATTCAGAAGGACGATCCTGTGTCGCAGATGAATTCTAAACTTTGGAATACAGGCATTGAGGCAGATAAAGATACTGCACGTAAGCGTAAGCGTCGTTTACATTACGTTAGTAACATTTATGTTGTTTCAGATCCTGCAAATCCTGAAAACGAAGGTAAAGTATTTCTATATACTTACGGTGCTAAAATCTTTGAAAAGATTATGGATAGCATGCAACCTAAGTTTCAAGATGAATCACCAGTCAATCCATTCGATATGTGGGTAGGCGCTAACTTTAAAATGAAGATTTCGAATGTTGCGGGATTCCGTAACTATGACAGATCTGAATTTGCTAATGCTGAGGCTTTGAATGCAGATGATGCTGCGTTAGAAGCTATTTACAATCAACAGCATTCTCTTAAAGAGTTTACTGATCCATCAACATTTAAATCTTACAGTGAACTTAATCTTAAGTTAACGCGTGTGTTAGGTGAGGAAGTTAAACCGGTTGAAGATGATTCACCATTTAATGATTCACCAAATGATGTTCAAGATCCTGTCGCAACAGCTGCTGATCCAGTAGCTAGAGCTGATTCGGATAATGATGACACTATGAGTTATTTTGCTAAGTTAGCAGCTGAAGCTTAATCTTTATGAACCCGTCGAAAGGCGGGTTTTTAATTTCATCGAGGTGCAAATCCTTGTTTACCTGTCCAGCCATCTAAAGTTGCATCAAAGCCTTGAACATAAAAATGAGAATTTTTATATGAATAAGTATCACCATTATTTCCAGTAATTAATACACCTCCATGAGGTCCATCACCCAATAGTCTTATTTTTTCTTCTTCCAGTAGCTTTAATTTCTCTGCTTCGTTTTTACGCCAATTGTCACCTCTGTTACCACCCATTGCCTGCACTTCACCTCTTTTGGATAGATTAGGATATTCTTTAGCAAGATAATCTTTACGTTCTTGATTATCTGCCTGAACCATAAGTTTAATTAATTCTTCTTCTGACCATCCACCATGTTGCATTAAACCTTTTGTAATCCATTCTCTTTCTTGTAAAGATCTATTCATATAAAGTTGTTTAATTGCTTCATGCTTCCTCGCCGTAATAGCTTCTTTAGTTTTAACTTTAGCTAAATTTTTAAAATCTGATTTTTTATATTTGGCAAAAGCAGCATCGTTATTAAAGAAATCCTCAAATCCTGCTTCACTATCTAGATCTCGTATTTCTTGTGCTGCTTGATTTGCAGCCGCCATAGCTTTTTCATTTTCTTCCATTCTCCAAGATACAAAAGTCCATGTTGCCCAAGCTGCTAATCCTAAAGGCCCTAAAAATCTTATTCCACCTTTTAAAAGACCAAAAGGACTTTTAGGCAATAAACGAGTAGCCCACATTCTTGCTCTTAGTGTTCCAGGTTTAGCACCAGAAAATGCTACAGTTACTGCAGTTTTGAGTGCAGATGCTATTTTTGTTTTTAATTTATTAGGTGTTAATATAGAAGCCCATAAAGCAGTACTTAATATAGTATCACCAGATATACCAGTTCCAAAAATGCCATCATCTTCACCAAACTGAGATTGGTCAAGATCAACTTCAGCTTCACCTAGCTCATCAGTTGCGCCAACAAATGAAGCTACTAATAAACCAGCAGTAATTGCTGGCCATAATCTTGGATTCTTAAGCATTCCTTTTTGTTTTGCTGATAATGGTCTACCCGCAAAAAGACTTTTACCAGCTAAGCCAAATCTTGCTAACATGGTTGCTTTAAACCCGTATCTAGTACCAAATCCAAACCATTTTTTAAATTTTGCAATAGCAGCAACTGCAGCTGCGCCTAAACTCGTAAAGCCTACAGCTTTAATATTACCCATAGTATTCTCATCAAAGAACCCTTCATCGCCAGGATCTCCATCCATACCTGGTATTCCACCAGTTCCAAAAACACCAGCACCGCCACCACCAAGTTTTGTACCTTCTATTCTATTTTCTCTTGCTATTCTTTGTTGAGTGTTAAAGTTTTGTAACTGATCTGCTCTCCATAATCTATTATCATTAATAAGAACCCATAATGAGTCATTTACTATACTATCATGAACAGCTAGTACTTTTTCACCAACACCAGCTATATCTAAATCACCACCTAATGCGCCTTTCCCTCTAGGATCATGTAATCCTATAATACTTGCATTAATATCTTTAAGTATATCATTTCGAGTTAAATCTCGTGTTTTACCACCAGTTTTGGTTAATTTAGAATCAGCAAATGTTTTTGCTTGACCAGCGATGAACCTACGACGAAAGTCTTCCGAAGAATCTACTACTAATCCTTCAGTCTCTATTTGCTCTTCGCTCTTTAATAATAATGACTCAGCGCGTTTGGCTTCTTCAGCTTCTCTTAATCTGTCACGTACTGTTTGTGCATTCAGCTTTCGTAACTGACCAACGACCTCTTGGAGTAACATTATATTTTGTTCTTTCTTAGCCATTCTTCTTTTTTATCCTTTCGTTTTGTTCTTTAACATGTTCCTGTAAAAGGTTGATATATATCTCCCTTTCCCATGGAATCATGTTATCTAGCTCATCTAATCCAAAATTATGCTGATGCATCAAAGCAAAATTTAGTTTATAATAACTTATAACATTACTATGAGAAAGGGTTATTGAAAAAAATCAACTAAACCCTTTAACTCTATACTATTACTTTCACCACACTTCTTACAATCAAAATCTAAATTATACGATAAATAAGGAGCTTGAGATAATACATCAACAATCTGATTAAACTGGTCTGAACTTAAACTTTCAACCATTGCAACTACTTCTTCATGCGGTACATCTGCAACAATAAATGTTTCTTCGCCACTATATACCGTTTCAAGAGAAGCACAAACCATATTAATTATAGTTTCTGTCTCAGATTCTTTCACTAAATCTTTATTCCTATCCTTCATCGTAGCCCATTTTAAATCAACACTTATATCATTTGTTAATTTAACATGTGTATCTACTACATCATTTAAATTTTCAACCGTAACTTTTTCTAAATCAATCTTAATGTCATTTCTTTCATCACAAGCTTTACATTTAGGTGTTAATTCTATACCTTCACCTACTGACTTACTTCTTAAAGTTACAAACATAAACTCAATATCAAAAGTAGTTAACTTACTTGCATCAATGTCTGATATAATACAGGCATTAATAATAGCAAGTACACTATTTTCAATTTGTTTCTCATCTTGAGATTCCATTGCTATTAACAATATTTTCTCTTCTTTGACCGTATACGGTCTGTATGCAATACTTTCGCCTGATGAAGGCACAATCATATCATACTCTGGTGTTACCATTCTTGGTAGCATATTACTCATCAATTTACTCCATTATTATTAAATTATTGTATCAATCCTCTATTATGTCTAGACCTAGCTATTTTTCTATTTTCTGCTCTATTAGCTGCCGATATTGCTTTATATTGTGCAGCTCTACTTTGGTCTAGCCTACTTCCTTGAGTAGTCTGATTCATTTTTGGATTAGCTAATACTTTTCTATTAGCTTCTTGAATTGCTTTATATTGTGCAGCTCTTTTTTCATTCTTATTTTCAAATCCATCTACTCCAACATCTTTCTCATCTGATTTCCAATTATCATATTCCCATGTCACTGTTATTTCCATTATACCTTCAGCACCTTCGCCTAATTCAACTTGACTTACTTGAATTGGATATGCATTCATTAATTTACAAGAATATCCTACTGTTTTATCTTCATCTCCGATTAAAGCATCAATTTGAACTTGTGCACAATAATCATTTTTATACATTGTTTTATAATGATTACCTGAACTATTAACAATCATCTCTTGCCATACATCAAAATACTTCTTCATATAATAATCACCTGTCAACATAAATGACATTGTAACTTCATCAGTAGCCATTGAATAAGGCTTCTTTGCAAGGTGATGGTTATGTGTAGCTTCAGTAGTAGATATACGTTTTCCTGGAAGTACTACAGCTGTACACAAAACCCATGTGTCAAGGCCAGATTGGATCCAATTATAGCCACTTGTTTGATTTGTTATTACTGGATGTGTAAAATGAACACCATAACGATTACCACGTGCTATACCGCTACGTCTTTGTATTAAGGCTTTCATATCATCTATCGGGTTCATTAGTATTTCCTCGCTGAATCTGACCAAACTGAGCCAACACTGGCTTTCTTAAAGTTTGCTGTTTGTAAAAATATTGCTATGTTCCATTCCGCTGCATTAACCTTCATAATATTTGAAGTTACCTTCTCTGACAAATAATGTTTAAAGCACGGCTTAAAATATTTATAGCTCCTTGTTGCCATTAGTAACTTATATGTTATCTTAAATCTTGTAGTCTTATTAAACTTCTGATTAGATGCTGTATCGTTTAATTTATCTAAGAAGATTGCACGAACTTTAGGTGGTAAGTAATGTAAGTTAATACCATAGAACCCATCTTTTGCAGGACCAACAACAATCGTTAATGGAAATGCATCATAATAAGGCAAAGTTTTCTTATGCTTTGGATTATATGTGTACATAACCATATCGCCAGGTGAGGCACCAGATTGTTTCTTTAATCTATCATCGCCTAATATTTTACCTGCACCGATCTTACCAAGCTTCGAAACATTCGCTGCAAACCAATCGTTTGCTTCTTTACTGCGAGCCTTTAATCCTTTACGAAATGCTTCGCTTTCTAACTTATCAAATAAACTAGCCACTAAATGTCTCCATTAATTGCGGACCAAATGAAACCATTATATATGCAATGACTCCAACACCAAATAAACCTATTAACATCCATTTCATTTTAAAATCATTTACTAACATTTGAAACCCTATTATCTCATTACCCAATATGCGTATTGAGAGCTCAAGTTTACCTTCATCTTCTTTGTCCATACTTATATTTATACCCTTTTCTTAAGAGTTTTCCATATTCTTCTACCAGTTTTAGTTTTACTAGCTTTAAATCCTAATGTCATTGTTTTGATACCCATTGCCTCTAATTCTTTCTCAGTCCATATATGAAACTCATAGCCACGTTCTTCACAAAACTTTTGTGCATATTTCCATTTAGAAGTATTCTTCATATATGTTAATGCTTCAGTAAGTTTTTTACGTTTAGGTGGTTTAGTTTGTGCTGATGGTTTGATCTCAACTAACATTGTACGGCCGCTTGTAGTTCGTATAGTGAGGTCAACAAAGTATCTATGTGCTTTATTATCTGTTGCACATATATAACCTATGACGGTTTCTTCAGAATTCCACCACTTAACCCATGATGCTTTATCTAAATATCTAAATGCATTACGTTCCCATAACGATCGATAATGTATTGAATTTGGATCACCCTTATACTTATGTAAGTTTTTTGGTTTCCAAGAACCAGAATATGTCTTTTTCATACAACTATTTATACAAACCATTATAAATAACTATATAACGAATTAAAGGACTAATTATGTCAGACGCATACGAAAGAAAATTAAATGATTCAATGGGATTAGAATTTCCAAATGTTCGTATTAAAAAAGGTGATGTATTTCAATCACGTGTTCAAGCTAGCGATTTTTATAGAAAACGTATAACATTTAATCTTAAATATCCTGAGACAGTAGGAGAAGATTTCAATAATGTTACTAATTATAATTCAAATTCTTCTAGTCATTATGCTAAAAGTCGAATAGCTGATAAAGGTCGTGAAGGACCTGACAATGAACCAGGTATATTGAAAGATTCTATGGAACCATTTGTATTTTTTGAATTTATGGAAATAACTCCAAAGAAAAAATTAGATAAATTAGGAATGATGGGTGAAGCTGGTAAAAAAGCAAGAACACTAAACTCTCCTAAGGCTATGGGATTTGCTAAAGCTGCTGGTGGTAATACAGATCCAAGTGATTTAGAATTTCAAGGAACATATTATTCATTATTACAAGATTATATGCCTGATGCTGTAACAGGTGATAGTAATCCTCATCAAGGTTCTACTATGCTCGAAGCGGCTGGCGAAGCAGGTAAAGGAGGATGGTTTACTGCAGCATTAAGACAATACGCAGGTTCAATAGCATTATATATGCCTACTGATATTCAAATAAATGATCAGATAGTTTATAATGAAGCAACAAGAAAAGTTGCAGGAATACTTGAAGGCGGGATGGCTGATTTGTCCGGAGAAAGTGCAGGTACAGTAGCAACATCTCAAGCTTCAATGACAGCACTTGGTACTGGAGTAGGTGCATTAAGTGAGAAATATATTCCTAAACTATTAGGAAAAGCTTTTCCTAAAGCTACTGAATTTATAGCAGATAAAGGAAAGGTTCTTGGTGGTTTTCTCGGTGCAGCAGGTGCTAGTATTGTAAGTGATGAATACCAAAGATCTACTGGTAAAGCAACTAATCCTCATGATTATATGGCATATCAATCAACAGGTTTAAGAAGTTTTACATTTACATTTACATTTTTGCCTGACAGTAAAGATGAATCAGATCAAGTAACAAAAATTATTAAACAATTTA